TTTTTGTAATTGGGGAATATTGCGATATCCAATTATATTTCTGAAGTTGAAAATAATCTTTGTCTGAAGATATAATAAGGCTTTTATCTTTAACGTGTTTAGATAAAATACCTATAACATCATCTGCTTCAGCATTTTCAACTTCGATGCACTTAAAAGGAAAATATTCATTTAAATCGAGTTTAGTTGCATCTATAACTTTAAATATTCCATCCCAATCTATTTTCGTTTCCTCTTTTCTAGACTTCCTACGACTTGCTTTGTAATATTCAAATACAGATCTTCTCCAATTCTTTCTTGAATCAAAACACAATATCATATCACCATATTTCCTCTTATTCTTCATGTAAGCTAAGAGAGAAGAATAAATCATAAATTTATATTTATTTTCATCTAACTCATCATTATAAGACAGATATACCATTGCATTGGAAATAAACATCTGACTCGCATCAATATAGATCATATCATTCCTCTATAATTTCATCAACATCTAAATTATCACTGCTACAAAAGGGGCAGTGGTTAATTGTATATATTACTGGATCCAGTGAATGTGATATTTTAAAACTAGCATCACAAGAATCGCAGAGATAGTAGCTATTTAAATCCTCCATTATATTCTCTTCCATTCCGTTAATTTTAATTTAGCTCTCATTCCACAATATATATTATCATTTATAATATCGTGAATTTTGATACCGTTCAATATATATTCGTTTATATCTTTACCTATTATTTCATGTGGTATTAAAGAGATCCTAAATCCGAGATTAATAAATTTTTCAATATTATTAATAATAGTTCTGTTTCTTGGCTCCTTATCGGGTATTAAAATACATTTTTCTTTTGGAACAATAGATGCCACCCTCGATAAATTTGAATTATTTACGGCAATTGAATTCCTAAGAAACATAGAATCTATGGCACCTTCTACAATATATATATCTTTTTTAAAATCAACTTCCCTAAGTCCATAGAAAAGTTGTTCCTCTGTGTAAGAAACGTTTGCATATCTCAGACCACTTGAATTCAGATCTCTTCCCGTAAATCCCGTTAATTTGCCCTCCATATTGTAATACGGGATAATAAGTCTCTCATCCTTTATATTTGACTGAGAGTCTAATTTATTAAACTTATCTATATAGAAAAGAGAGTCGTATTTTTTCTTGGGGATTTTTCTCGACTCAACATATTTTATAGCGATATGATTTGAGTCGAGTTCAGATAAAGAAATCGCAGACTTTTTGAGGGGGTTTGTATTAAATACAGGTTTCGAGAATTTAAATTCCTCAATATTCGGTTTTACATTTTCAGTAGATTTGAATTTTTCGAAATAATATTCTCTCGAAAGATTGGTATCAATCTCATCGATAAGGGAATAAAGGGATTTGGATATGTTGCAATTATGGCAGTAATAGAATGATTCTTGTTTTTTTTCTATTATCCAACCTCGAGCCTTTGTCTGGGATCTCTGTGAATCCCCACAAAAAGGACATCGAAAATTGTACTCCGTCATAGATTTTTTCTTAAATCGTAGGAGTCGAGGTGATAGAAGATTAATATATTTTAGATCAATATAGTTCATAATGTAATTATACCACAAAAACCTTTAATTGTATAACGAAAAATGACGATTAAAATCGCATATAAATCAATAAGTTAAAACACCTATATTCGATCTATACACGATTTCCTTGTCATTGAGGGGATTATACGGGGTTAACCATCTTAATCGTAAAACTAGAGCATATAAACAGATTTACACCCCAAACACCACGGCTTTCACGAGATCCACAAATCCGGCGGCTTGCATTAAATATACTGACGCCCCTCCATAGGCTAACCATTTAAGCTGAATTAAAGTTAAATTAATAGACGCTATAGATTCTGCCATTTTAGTGGTAGACTCATGAAGATCTTTGATGTCGTCTTCGTGTTGCTCTAATATCCATTCATGCCGATCCATTCTTCTATCTGAGCATGTGGTTTCTTTATTATTATCTGACATATTAATCTGTTTCGTTTTTACCGGCATCCCAATTTTTGTCAACCCAATTGAAAAACTTCTCCCTTTCCTTATCATTGAGATCATCAATATCTTTTATTTTGAATTTTTTCATTGCTTTCTTGAAGAATGCTTCGTATTTCTCTTCGTTAACAACTCCTTCTTTTATACCCCATTTTAACAATTTAGCCTTCATGAGTCGTTCTTGTTCTTTGAGTTTGCGTTCCTTGATACGCTTCATGACAGATTTAAAATTTTTAGATCTACCATCAAACTTCATTACATTGTCTTTCTTGGCAATATGCCCATCACCAATATTGTTTGTTGGTGCATCTTCCGTTATATCTTTAGCCATGTTCTCTTCCTCTAATAAGCATAGTGCTTCTGTTAATGTTAATTTATTTATATTTTTTGTTAATTCATCAAATTTACCAGTCTTCGAGATATATTCAACGAGGAGATTATATTCATCTTCCTTCATGTGTTCTTTTAATAGGAATAATGCTGCGGCATAAGTTCCAAGTTTAGATTTAACCAATGGGATCTTGGATAGAATTCTTTTGAAATTAAATACCATTCTGTGAAGCATAGTATACGCATCCTTTTCTTCGGATGTGGTGAGTTTCTTCGTTTTTATTCTTTTCCCGTCACCGTCAATGATGCCAAGTTTAAATGCCTCTTGATCTTCCCAAGGTATAGTTAAAATCCTTAAGAACCGATATGTTGCAAATAAATCAATATATTTGCCTTCTGTTATAATATTCATTATATTTTCTCTAATTCTTGTAAAATATCATAATCGGGAATAATTGCAACCATTTCATCTAGACTTAAATATCCAAGATATATTAAAACTGATTTAAGTTGTCCCCAATATTTGGAGTTTGTGTGATAAAATAACAAAGCTCTAACACCTTCAGTTGAAAATGTATTTTGAAGAATTATAACGGTGTTTAATATCAATCTGTGATTAAGATTTACCGAATTTAAAAGTTTATTCATCAGTTTAAACTTTTTATAATCTTCTTCGAATTCATCTTCCCCTCTTAGGGATGGATTAGAATAATGTTTAATAGCAAACATTACGACATTTTTGCTATTTAAATCCTCAAACATTATGCTGGGACAGCACCATTAATAGAAATAATCGCCCAACCATATGATGTATACAATAATAAAGCCGAATGACCAACACCATCAAACTTTATTGATGATGCACCAAGTAATCCAGTAGGTACTACAGTAGCATATCCAGTACCTTGAACTGTCATTACGATAAATTTCAATTGTCCTATACTGCCATCCGGCAGTGAATGTGTGGTATTAGAGGTAGAGAGGGTAAGTGTCGTAATTACTTTATCTAGCGAGATTGCACCATTAATGGATAATTGTTCTGGTGCTTGAGTTAAATTTAATAATCCCGGAATATTCTCGAATAAATCATTCACAAGTACAGATTTATTAATAGGGGTTCCGGTGGGATCATCAATGATATGAAGCATATCATCACCTTGAATAGTATTACCTACTATCGCTGTTAATTCTGTTATTTTCTTATTTGCCATTCTTTAAACCCTCCTTCGGGAATTGTTATGCTGGGACTCAGCTCAAGTGTTTTATTTATTTATATAACCATTCATTAAATGATTTTACATTCATTTCTCTTTTAAGGATATCGAATAATTCTTGACTCTTCTTGAATTTGGGTGGGAGTCCTTTTTTAAATGATTCAAAATCATTTGCCGATACTGCTGCTCTCATTTTAGAAGCAGACATGCCCTCAACACCCTCGGCATCTGGATCACGATCCCCTGCAGAAACGACATCCACCTTTTTAAAATCGTAGAATCCATGTCTCTTTCCATCGACACCGTTATATTGAAGAATAAGTTTTTTAAAATCAGAGATTCTATCAGAACCAACTACCATTTTTATTTCTTCATATCCCTCATCATGGAACTTAACTAAAATATCAAATACATTAGTTACAGAATCGTTCATAATATAAAGGGAATGTTTCGGGAACATTAACCTAGAATACTTGACCTTATCTTTAAATGAAAGGGGATTCTTTTTCTTATCATGCGACTTAGAGAGGTACAATCTATATCCACCAGATCCGGAATTCTTTTTTAGGGCATCTAATAATTTACCATGACCTGTAGTCGGTGGGTTTAGTCTTCCAAATGAGAATGTTATATTTTTCATTATTGATTCCTCTTATTACCTATGGAATCACCATATGCCACTGCCAAAGGGAGTAATTTAATTAACGGTAGATTGATTTTTATGACATTAAGTTTCATATTCCTATCTAATAATATAGCACTCAGAAACCTGTGGTGACCATCAATAATACGATTGTCAGATGATACAATTAGTGTCTTGGAATTTAATAATTTTATAGTTCCCTCAACACCATTCTTAGCTATAGTACCAAGACCTTTATCAAAATATATTTGATCTTGAATCGGGATTAAATCTTTCGCTGGGATTTTATCTCGAGTAACCTTTACCACATCATCTTTACCGTCACTATCATTCTTTTTTAATCCAGCCTCTAAAAATTTATCAGCCTTATCACCAGAAAGTCCTTCGGGGAATGGGTTTGCCGGTGTAGTATCTTTTGAGAATGGTTTTATTATATCGAGTTTACCCTTACTTAATCTCTTTTGGAATTTATCAATATCTCTAGAGGTTATAACTGGCATATCCTTTCTTTTGGTAGAACCTTTATATGCGAGTTTTTGTGCTAAGACATAATTCTTATCAAAATCTGGAATATCTTTATCTAATGTTGGGAGTTTGGATAATGCATATTCCCTTGCATCTTCAAGAGAAGTGGTAACAACTTCAAGTTGACCAGCCGCAGCACCACCACCTTTCTCTAATATATAATTTTTAAATCCTTTCATTTTTCCCATCCCTTAATAATATTTGGATTAAAATTATTTGAAGAAAATTCCATGCGATCTACGAGTTTAACAGCATTACCATCTCTGTTAATAGCAACATATCCCTCAGTACCAGTAACCTTAAATCCATTTTTAGTTTTTACAAATGTCGATATACTAGAAACCTTATTCATTTTCGAGATAAGTATTTCCTTAGCATCAACTAAATAATTTTGAAGTTCGAACATTAATTGCAAATTAGTTTTATTGGAAGATGAAAAGAATTCAAGAGTCTTATCACGTGCTGCAGTCTTTCTCTCTTTACCCTTCGTTGACTTGAGTTTATCGATCTGTTTTTGATATCTTGCATTTATCCAATCTATTAGATCGGATGTATGCTTCTTTGGATCTCTAATACGTTCTTGACTTCTAACCTTGGTGTTATTGAATGTATTGATGAGAAGATTAATTTCAGAATCTTGAGCAACTAATTTTAATGTTGATGATGAGATTTTTCTGAATATTTTCCCAGCGGAAGATAGATGCGAAGTAACCACATTCGTTTCGTCCTTGGTCATTGTGGCAGTACCGCTTAAATCCTCTAGATCAGCAGTTCTCATCCAAACCGATTTGGTTTTATTTAATTTTGATATATCAATTGAGAATGATGCCGACATATCTTCAAAAGAAGATCCTGTATATTTTGTATGCCAAACAACCCCTATTTTAGATTGAAGGAGTGGGTCAGCTTGATTGAATGGAACCGCATAGACTATAGTATTCGGATGAAAGGTAATATATGATTCACCATCAATTCTCTCTTTTTTGAGATCAGATTTGGTAAACATAATATCACCCTGAAGAACACCCTTAATGTCAAGTTTCTTTAATTCCGTGTAAGCAATTTTTAATTTAGTAGATAAATCTCCAGAAGTATCATCATCAATATCAGAATGTGATTTATAAACTTTCGGATTCTTATTGAAAATGCCCTTCTTTGCTACAAAAAACTCTCCGTCCGTGGGATCTATTCCAGCGAACACAGCAGGCGCCCCATCCCATTTCACAGTTACAGAATGAGATGTATTCGAATCACCCTTCAACATATCTCTCAGGGATCTAAGAGCATTAATAGCATCACGCGTACCATCAACCCCACCATCGAGAACTAAATCCTCGATGTGCGTCATGTGGGTATTTTTGGCTTCTTCCAGCTTAATAAATCTAGAAAAATAGGCAGAATGAACTTTGAAATTCATCACGGTATATTCGAGGCCCTGTTCTTTTTAACCTTTGCTATTTCAGATTTTTTTACTACTTTCATCAATTTCTTGGATAATTTTGCTATAGCACCTTTCTTCTTGACAAGTCTCTTCTCAATCTGAGATTTCTCTTGGTCAGAAAGACTAGACCATGTTTTATTTCCAGTCATTTTTTTAGCGAAAACTTCCTTAGCCTTTTTGTGCGCTTTAGATTTAATTTTTTCTGGTGAAGCTATCCTTAATGCCGATCTCGCTTTCTTCAATTTTGTAGAGGCTTTTTTAGCTAGTTTCGCCATGTTGCGAGACATTTTTCTTCTCGTTTCTTTAGATATAAATTCATCTAATTCGGCTTCAGACATAGTATTGCTTCCTATTAATATCTAGATTTAGTTTTTTTGAGTCGACGACTTCTCTCTTTATCTATTTTAACAGTTCCTTTCTTAACCTTGTCTGCATGTTTCTTAGCTTTAATTGCTGCTTTTTTACCACCCGCAGTTTTTGCATATTTCTTACGTTTTTTGGCATCAGCCACCCTATCGGATGCGGTTTTCTTTTTTGGTAGCGCTTTTTCTTCTATTTCTTCTAATGATTTAATTAACTCAGAATAAGTTAACATGGGAACCTCCTTTATTATTATACTAAACTATTTATAATAATTAAAAGTTTATATAACAAATCCAGAATATTGTGATTTTTCTTTTTGTGAATTGCCTTGTGTTGAAACCAAACCATCTTGTGCTTTAGACTCTAGATCGTAGAGTCTCATTTTCGATCGATCAATCCCAACCGTAAACCTTTTGTAATAGGACACATCATTATATCTATTTTTTAATTGTTTGATCATAATCTGATTCATTTCTTCAAGATCCTCTGTTGATATGAGAGCCAACATGAGATCAACGGTAGCTGGTAGTCCAAACGATTCTGCGGTATTAGTGAGATCAATATCAGCATCACCGGCACCAGATCTGTTAACCTGTGTCGCAGTAACAATTGGAAGATTCTGTATAACAGAAAGTCCTCTAAGTTCCTCGGCAATAGCCTTAATAATTGTATATGAATTATGATTAGACCCCGCCTTGAATCTCTTAGATGTACAGAGGTTAATGTAATCCACAAAAATGATATCAGGTTTAAATGATTTCTTTATTCTGAGTTCATCAAGAAGATGTTCAAAATGACCAACATGAGCGGAGGATGTTGGATATTCTTTAATAATTAATTTACCTCGGCATTTATTTTTAATTTTATCAATTCTCGCATTGAATTCCATTCTATTAAGCCTTGGTACCTCTGATATATTAACATCCATTAAATTGGCATCAATTCTTTCTGCAATTCTTTCCTCCGACATTTCGAGGGTTATGTATAATACATTATTACCCGTTTCCATAGCTGCAGCTGCTTGATGACACATAACAAGGGATTTACCAACACCAGTTCCAGACATCCAACAGAGAAGTGATTTATTGGGAAGACCACCCTTGGTAATTTTATTAAGTAGATCTATATCAAATGGTATTTTTTCTTCTTTTCTGTGATAGAAATCAAATCTATCTTCCGCCGAACCATAATAGTCATGCCCGACATTAGAATCAAAAGAAACCGCTAAAGCATCTGATAATATAGAGGGTAATGCATCTGGTGTTAAATCTTTTTCTTTTCCATCAATAATAGAAATAGATTTCAGTACCGCATTATATACGGATCTATCTTTACAGAATTGCTCTGTTTCATTAACCAACCAATCTACATCAACTTCGGACGGTGAAATAGAATTAATATGATCTATTAGTTTAGAATGTATATCATCTGTTATATTATTTCTTTTATTGACCCCTATGATCAGAGCTTCTTTGGATGGAATATTTGAATATTCACCTACATAATTATGAATTTCCTTAAATATTTCCTTTTCTATATGCCCTTGAAAATATTCTTCTTTAATGAAAGGTATTACCTTCCGCAGAAATGATTCATTCGTTATCAGATTTTTTATTATCGTTTCTTCTATCATTATCACTCAATTGGTTATCTATAAGTTCAACAAGGATATCGCCCATTATAAATTCAAATTCTCTCGAATCTTTATATTTGATTTGATTTGGATTTTTAAGAACCTCAAAATCAAATTTCATGACAGGAGGAACATCCTCTGAGAATCTAACATTACCATATAAAAAAATTATACCATCGAAATCACCACCCACTAATTTTATTCCAGTTTTATCTGGAATATTTTTATTTTCGACTAACGTATATTCTTGTTTCATTTCTATTATACCATTTTTTTGAAATTATGTAAACTAATATTTTAAGACGTACAATTTTTCAGAATTATCTTTTGGTCGTGTCAATCCAGTTTTGGAATTTAAAATCTCAACCGATTTTTTAGATGCAGGTTCTTTAATGCCGTATTTTTCTCTCCACATTAGAGTCCAATTATATCCCCATAATCTAAAATCCGCATATTTAATACATAATAGCCATCCGGTGTTTATATCATTCTCATCTCTTTCTGGTAGTGCCAATATTCCGATATTATCATATTTCATATTTTACCTCTTTCCCTCTTGAATTCTACCATATTCTGATATACGAACCCAATCGTGTTTGATATCATCCGTTAAATGATGATGTATTAATAATATAATTATGTAAGGTAATACTGCTAATATTATTAGTATTCCCACAGGATAAAGGATTATCTTTTTGATAGTTAATCCAGCATCTGTATATAACCTATAGAGAATTTTTCCTCTACATATTCTGAGAAATTGGTACCTTCGAAGATTGGTTTCCAAAACTCTTCATTAAGAGTATCTTTTTCTCTAAAATTTTTATCATCTGTTACAGTTGGACGAGTATACCAACCAACCTTTGGCTTAGTCACAAATCCAGATTCAACCGCAACTTCTAGGAGTCCAGAATATTTTTGAATACCACCTTCCCATGATACCGATATAGGTATCTTAGATTTTTCTTTAACGAATCTAGATTTCTCAACATTAATGATAAAATCGTAACCTATAATTTCTTTACCAACCTTATCTTGACGGCGACCTATGATCCAAACTGTATTCGCTGAATACGTTATTCCAGTACCACCAGAAACAACTTGTCTTGAATACATCTCCTGTGTTTCGTAAGTATGATTAACAGCAATCAGTGGAATGTCATTCAATGTGAGATATGGAGTAGCCATACGAAATAGGGATTTCATTTGTTTTGCTCTAGTCATATCTGCAACAGACTTAGAATCCCGAGCATCATCAATTTCCTTTTTGGATGCCAGATTACCAATGGAATCGATCATAATGAAAACTTTATCGGACGAGGAAATCTCCTCGAGTTGTGTTATGAGATCAAATTTTAATTCTTCAACATTTTTAATAGGAATGTGGAGAACTCTATTCATATCAATGCCGAATGAATCCCAATACGCTTGTGGAGATCCAAATTCCGAATCATAAAAGAGCGTTATAGAATCTGGAAATTTATCCTGATATGCCTTGAGCATTAAAAGGCCAAATGAGGTTTTATAATTCTTAGAAGGTCCTGCAATCACAGTCAATCCAGAAGTAATACCACCATCAAATTTTCCAGTTAATGCAACATTAATCATAGGAACTGCAGTAGATATTGGTTCGCTTTGATTTAATATTTTCGATTCTGACATAATGGATGCCAATTTTATTTTGGATGTCGATTTCATCCTTTCAAGTAAACTCATTTAACGCGCACGCCCCCAATATCAAGATTTAATATATGCCAAGTTCCACCACCACCAGATTTAAATACCAATCTCACAAGTTCTGCAGAAATAATTTCTACTATTTTAGCTTGTTCTGAACTTTTGAATTGATAAAGTTCATCATATTTTAACGAAACAATATCCCCTATTCTGGTGCCCCATTTCTCAAAAAACGTTTTTTCCATTGCATCATTTTCTTCTTTTAATTTCTTTTCTGCATCTAAATCTTTCATGTCTTGTAAATTCATGTAAAAAATCCCTCCAATGTATTTCGTTTTTCTGGCGTCCAGTTAATAATTTTTAACATATTATCAACCGGCATTAAAAATGCTTTCTCGAACTGAAGATCATAATCTATATATTCTGATAACTCTAGTTCCTTCGGAAGAACCGAAGGAACGGAAATTACATTAGATTTTATAGGATTGGGCATTTTAAGATAACAAAATTTAATTTTAGTCCCATTCTCTATATATTCATATTTAGAATCCAATCCAAGTATTCTTATATATTCGTTATATAATATCGAACCCCGAACGTGTATTGGGGTTCCCTTTTTGTAAAGAGAAGTAGAATCATAAAATTTATCTAAATTGTTAGCAGTTCTCGGAAATGCAATATCTATATAATCAGCCTTTCTAAATTCGAGTTTAAAATTGGAATAATATTCTTGTGCCTCCTTCTCTGTACCATTTAAAATAATTTTAATAAATTCTTTAAGAGCGATTCGACATATAGGTGGTGTTGAACTTTTAATAGCTTCAATACCCATCATTTTAATTTTGGGAGTTTTATATCTAACACCCTCATTATCAAGGACATTCATAATGTATCGTTTTTTAGCAAAGAATACAGTAGAATCAGCGATTGCTTCACGATCCATGAGCATCTTCTGATCATAGGCATTGGTATAATCTGCAAGCTCTTGATACGATTTATCAATAAATTTTCTGAATTGATTAGACCCAATACTATCAAGAAAATCAACCTTATCTTGAATACCTTGATTTGGTCGCCATATAAGTTTATCCATAAGAGATTCGAATGATACATATACGGAATCAGTATCAGAAGCAATTACATAATCTGCATCATCAGTTTTCATGATATAATTCATATATTTATTAATCTCACGCTCGATCCATCTAATACTTAATTGACCAGACATTGTAATCGATTCTGCCATATCAACATCAAAATGACGAAAATATTTATTCCCTAGAGCACCATACAAGGAATTGAGAAGAATTTTAAGAGCCATTTGCTCAATGTAAAGGTTTTGTTCTAGGTCTTTATTTCCATCCTTTTGAGCCTGAATCATTTTAGTCTTCACAATTTTCCTTGAAGAGAAATAATGATCCATTAATTCTGGAATAAAACCCCTAACCTTGGTAGAATATGTCATTCCGTTTGGGGTTACGGTTAAATCTGTTAAATCAAATACGTTGGTTTTATCCAACATAGAATCGATTGACACATCCGAAATACGATCTCGAATGGTTTCGGGTGAAATATTATATTGCATGATTAAATGTGGATACAATGAGGCAAGGTCAAATGACATTACCCATTTATGCCTACCTGTTTGAGTTTCTTTGACGTATCCACCAACAAAATCTCTGAATTCAGAATCCTTGTTAGATGCAATAACAATATTTTTCTTTATAAGGTGATTATAGCATATGACATCCCAAACCCTTAATGTGCCGAGAACGTCTGTATAATTAGATTTAGCTTTATATGTCATCATATAAACCAAATTCAGAAGTTTGAGTTTATCATCAATCCTTCTAACAAGTTCCGTATCCTTGATATTATAATCTATAAAGAGTTCATAATTTTTCTCATACAGATTAAAAAGGTTTTCATATTCAGAATAATCGAGTTTCTTTTCTCCAAGTTCTTCAAATGATATGTTATTGAGAGAATATGATTCTCGAGTTACGAATGTAAATTTTTTATATAAGGAGACATAATCGAGATTAGATATACCAAGTATATCATATGTTTGTTGTTCTCTACCGAAAGATGTGATGCGATTTTTCTCTCTAATGACACCCCACGGGCTTAATTTTCTGGCAAAATCGGGAGAAATGATTTTTGATATTCTATTAACTATATATGGAACATCAAAGAATTCAATGTTCCAACCAGTTATTGCATCAGGAGAAATAAATTCCCAAAGATTTACAAACTTCGTTAGGAGATCAACTTCATCACGACATTTAATATATTTAGAATTGTCTCTTTTTGTTGTATAATCCCCCGTACCAAATGTGAAATAATTATTATCATATTCTACGGTAATAGCATTAATTTCGCCATTAGCTTTTTCGGGGTATGGGAATCCACCCTCTGGTGGTTGCATAGTTTCAATATCGAAATTGAGTACACGAATATCCTCGGCATTAAATTCAACATCATCTTCCCAATTCTCAGATATATATTTGTACTGATTCGGAAACTCTCCATATATATCAAAGACATCTTTGAATTGATTGAAATACTCACGGGATTTCTTAATGGTTTTAAATTCTTTTTTTATTAAAGACTTTTCACCACTTAGATCTTTATATGACCCCTCACCCTCAATCCAGAGAGATGGCCTATATCTTATTTTTCGGAAATATTGTTTACCAGAATCATAACCTCTGGTATAAATCATTCCATTTTGTTGAATAGCATTTGTATAAAAACAACTCATCACGAATCCCTAATCTGTACATCACATTAATATTATATAACAAATTCTTGAAATTGTAAACTATTTAAGATAGAATTTGTGATTTTGGAGCGTATATTTTAGAAAACATCTCCAAATAAGAAGAAAGGATATCTTCTGTCGGTGCGGCAGAAGTTACAACAAAATCCCTTGGAATTATGAATTCTGTATTTGTTGAATATGGCATCCACGGTGATAATGCCATTTGCATTGCACCAGCATCATTTCTTCCGACAGGCATAACTACTGCTGGATTTTCCACCACATAGCTATCATCAACTTCAGTAATAACATCACATAAAATATCTTCACCACTTCTCAATCTTAAAATTTCAACGCTCATTTAATCCCCCCTATATTATATTTCGCTATTAATTCCCAGTTATCTTTATCTTTGTGAGAAATAACCTTAATTTGGTTCATTGGTGCTAAATTTCCTAGATCATGTTTAATTTTTAAGAGACCCCAATCTGATAATAATTTAGCAATAGCATTTCTTCTTTCAAGATCGTTATCGGATATATCAGTAGGTTTACCATCAAGTTTAAACAATTCTTTAAAATGCACAATGTAATATTTATTTTGTTTATGAAGGATATGGCAAGATTGATAAAGTTTATTATCTTTTCGAGATGCTACACCAATCCTTGTTAATGTTTCTTTAATTTTGAGAAAATCATCAGCTTGGCTGAAAGAAATTTCTAATAATGAATCTATGTCACTCATAATATTTAGTCCGTTATAAAATATTGATATTTATAAAATCAAGTTCCACCCTTGTATAAGGATTTTTTGATCTCAGTGAGGTGATCAACAGATAACAAATCCAATACAGCTTTAGCCTTTTTATCAGAATAATTATAATATTCTTTTATTGCGGAAATATTATCATCCTCTGTAGATTTCAA